GTGGTATCAAAATGGTAACAAAGCAAAATAAAATAACGAATGTTAGATAACATTAAATTATTTTATTTCATCCACTGCCTCTTTCAATTTTTGGATATTCTTATGCACATAGACATCAGAAGTAATTTTATAGTTAGAATGTCCTATCATTTTTATAATTGCATCTTTATCTGCAACATTATCTGATAGAAGTGTTGCAAATGTATGCCTAGTATCATGCAAACTATGATAAGATAAGCCTAAATCTCTAAATAATATTCTAAAATGATTATCAAAAGAATCATAATCATACTCTAAACCATCATATCTTTGCCATAAAAACTTATCCTTACTAAAATACCTACCTCTAAAAAGTTCTATGATTTTATCTGCAATAGGGACTTTTCTAACTCCAGCTTTGCTCTTAGACTTTTCTACTTCAAAATAATAATCTTTTAGAAATATATCTTTCCTTTTAACTCTTAATAGTTCGCTAATTCTTAGACCTGTATAGCATAGGATTAAGACCATATCTATTATTCTATATTTATCAGTTTTATGATTATTTAAGTTATCCCATAAAGTTTGTAATTCTTCATAAGTAATAACTCTTTCTCTATCGCTTGTCTTTTTACCTTTTTCAACAGTCTTAGTCTTTAAATACTTAGCATAATTCTTGCTACACATATCATTTAATATTGCAAAATCAAATATCATACTCCAGAAACTTTTTAAAACTCTTAAAGTGCTGTTAGTCAGATTTAAACTATAAAAAATATCTTGAAGTAAAATACCATTTATTTTATTTATTTCCATTTTATGCAACTTTTTACTTCTTTTAAATTGTGTTTCATAGTTGGTTAAAGTTCCATCATTCACATCTTTATTTTTTAACCATAAATCATAGACTTGTTCAAAAGTAATGCCTTTTTCTTTTTTCTTGTGTATCTTAATACCTGTATCTTTTATCATATCAAGATTATTTGTAAAATATGCTATTCTATATGTTTCTGCCTCTTTTTTAGTTTCAAATACTCCAAGAGGTAATCTTTCATATTTTCCAGTTTTTTCATTAAATTTTTTGTTGTCTCTTAATAACCAGGGTTTTCTTCTTTTTCCTGAAAGTTTTGAAACAGTTCCCATTCCATTTGCTGCTCTCATAAAAAAAATACACTCCTTTATTTGCATAATAAAAATGAGTGTGATATAATTTTAATATCTGAATTACAAAGAGTATCACACTCTTAAAACCTTTCATTTGTTGGTAGCAATTGGAAGGTTTTTTTATATTTTTGTTATATTAATGAATTCATTAAATGAGTATTTTCTTTTTTGCTTAAAAGTAGAAAAATAATTATACCAAATATTCCAATAAATGTTTTTTTCTATTTCTTCCTTTTTAAAATTAATAAATAAAGTTAATTTATCTTTTAGTATAGTAGGATAGTATGTATCATATACAAAATCTATACTATATCCTGTTATATTTATACAGACAATAGGAATATTAAGTTTTAAAGCTTGTTCAATCTCCCATCTAACATATTTATACAAATATTTTGTATTTTTACCAACTAAAACAAGCATAAGTTTTGAATTATTTAAACGTTCTTTTAATTTTCTTTTTATAGTTTCTTCTTTACTTCCTTCTCTTAAATTATTTAGTTCATGAGCATTGTATATCAAAAAATCAAAATCTTCATTTTTATTCCAAGCCTTTAATAAATTATAATAATCCATATCTTCATCTGCATCAAAACACACATAAGTTTTATTTCTATATGCCATATTTAATTATCCTCCTCATGATTAATATTTGTATTGGCTAAAATAAATGTCAAAAATATAAAATTAACAATACAATTTATAGTAAAAACTAAATAGCCTCTATTTGTTGTTGGAGAAAAATTATTTGAATTGAAGAAAGTTCCAAAACTAAGTGAAAAGGCTTTAATTATATTTGAAATTCCTTGATTTTCAAGTTCAAAATCATTAGCATAATAATTTTTATATAAAATCATAAATGAAAATGAGGAATATATTATAGAAAGAATAAAATTTATAAATCTTTTTTTAGAATTTTCTTTATTACTTTTCCTGTTTTCCCATACATGGTAGTAAAAGTAAGTAAATATATTCATTAATAACATATACCATATAATGAAAAGGATTAATCTATTTGAAGGAATAAATCCTTTAAAAATTAAAAATAATAATCCATATTTCATTATAATAAAATAATCTATTGCTTTCCCTTTAATTGTTCTACATAAATTTTCATCATAATCAATTACTATAAGTTTTCTATTATATCCTAACCAAAATAGAGATTTCCAATATTCAACTAAATTTATTGATTTCAAAGTATTAACCAGTAAATCAAAAATATTATATAACATAAATATCTTACCTCATAATATATATTTTAAAATTAAGTTTAGAACACATGAGATAGCTCACTCAATAAAGTTATCTCATTTTTTAATTATTTAGGTAAGTTCTCTAAAGCATAATCAGCCTCTTCTTTTGTGAATTTTTCCCCATAATCTGATACTAGTTGATTATATACAGATTTTCTAGACATGTTCATATCTTGTTGGTAACTAATAGCCTTATTTAAAGCATTTTCTTTCCAATTTGCTTCTACTTTAGAAATAGCATAATCTGCTTCTTCCTTTGTAAATTGTTCTCCATACTCTGAAATTAGTTGTTCATATACAGATTTTTTAGACATATATTGGTCATTAGCATATGAGTTAGCCTTATTTAAAGCATTTTCATTCCAATCAGCAACAACATTATCTATTGCATATTGAGCTGCTTCTTTAGGAAAACCTTCTCCATATTCAGATGTTAATTGTTTGTATACAGATTTTTTTGACATATCTAAGCCATTAGCATAACTTTCTGCTTTTGCTAATGCTGATTTATATTCCATAGGCACACTTTCATCTACTTCTTTCTTTGGTTCTTCTGTAACCTTTGCAACTTCTTGAGTAGCAGAATTAGAAACTTTTGATGTTTCTTTTTTATCTCCTCCAAATGAACCAATAACACCAATAGCAATAATAACAGCCACAATTCCAATTAAAATTTTCTTTTTCATAAAAATCTCTCCCTTTTTTATTTTTTATCTCTTAATTATCACTAATTAGAGAATTAATAATTAATAGTTATTGTTACTGAATAATCATCTCTATCATTTTTTAACTTTTTACCATTCCATAATTTATATTCACCACCACAGATTGTAGCAGTAATTTCTTTTATATCATTATTTTCTAAAATTTTAGCAAAAGAGATATTGATGTTCTTAGGAACATATCCAACAGTTCCCATACCTTTTATCATGACTCTTATGGCATTTTTATCATATTCATTTTCTGGTTCTTTTTCAAATTTTATCAATCCATCTGTTATATTAGATTTAATTTCATAATTTTGTGGAATTTCATAAATTTCTTCATCTAAGTATTTTTTACTTTTTATTTCAGAATCTTTTAAGTTTTCAAAAAGAATCAATTCTTTATTTTCAATTTTTTTAGAAAAATATTTTAAAATATTTGCCTGTCTACCTCCTAAAAATGTTCCAGCAACTTCAAATTTAAAATTTTTTTTCTTTTCTTTTACTTCATTTTCAATTTTTTTTCCAAAAAGATTTTTAAAAAAATTATTCAGCATCTAAACCCCTCCACTTTTTTATAAATCTATCATTACTTTCACAACTTTCCCATATTCCTTAAATTCATCATACTCATTTACAACCTTATCATCATAAGCTAAATTGAATGAATGTAATACTAATTTATCTTTTATAGTCTTTTTTTGTTTAACAAAGTTTTCATCATTAAGATTGAAAGCTCCTATTTCTCCATTTTCTATGACTATATCTTTTTTGATTATGATAGTAGATCCGTCTGGAATTTTAGGCTCCATACTATCTCCTTCAACTTTTACAGCAAAATATGTTGTTCCATTTTTCTTTAATCCAAAAACTGGAATCATTTCTATAAATTCAGAATTACTAGCTCCATATCCTGCTGAAATGCTTTCATATAAAGGTATCATTATATAGTCAGTATTTATAGTATCTATATTCAAATTTGATTTTTCTTCTTTTTTATTTTCCCAATCATATTTTAAACCTGCTTGATATCTATTTTTAATATCACTTCTTCCCATTAAGTAGTCCATATCAACATTAAAATAATCACATATTTCTTCTAATAATTCATAACTTGGTTTTCTTCTACCTTGTTCATACATCCCTATTGCACTAGGAGATATGTTTAATTCTTCTGCTAATTGACTTTGCGTTATATTTTTTTCATTTCTTAAACTTACAATTCTATCTTTGATTTCAGCCATATAAATCACCTCTTAACATTATTATATACAATACGTGTAAAAAGTCAAGAATATTTTTACACAAAAGGTGTTGACAAAATTTTTGAGTTATGATACACTTGATGTGTAGAAAAAATATTTTATTTTTTTTGAGAATTAACTACACTTAAAGTTGTGTTAGGAGGTGAAATTAATGAGTATAGGAGAGAAATTAAAAAAATTAAGGGGTGGGAAAAAATCAAAAGATGTTGCAAAAGCTATTGGAATAACTATTTCAGCTCTATCTAATTATGAAAATGACTATAGAATACCAAGAGATGAAACTAAAAGAAAAATAGCAAAGTATTATAAAAAATCTGTTGAAGAAATTTTTTTTGAGAATTAACTACACTTAAAGTTTAGAAAAAGAAAGGAGGAGTATGGAACAATTATTAAAAGAAATTGGAGAATTAAAAAATAAATTAGAAGAATTAAAAATAAGTGGAAATATGATAGAAGCTATTATAAAAGATTTTATAAATGTAAGAAGTTCAAAAATGCCAGAAATTACATCAAGAAGTATGCCAAGGTATATCTCAAAAAAATAATTAATCTACTAAAGTTTTATCATAATTTTTAATAGCTTCTAAAATAGCTAAAGTATAAGTTACATTATAAATTTTCTCATTTGTATTAGCATAACCAACACTTATAGGATTAGAACTATTGATAAAAATTTCAGCTTTTACACCATTTTGTATTTCTGTAGTTTTAAATGTTGGTTGAACAGTCCAGTTTTCACTGAGTTTTTTAATAGCTTTATTTAACATTATTTGCAATTCATCAGTTGTTTTATCTGGCATTTATACCTCCATTATACCTTGGCTATTAAATTATACATTTAAAAAAAATAATTGTAAATATTTTTAAAATTAAAAGGAGGGCTATGGAAGAAAATTTTAAAATATAACAATTAATCAAGGAGGTGAAGGATATAGAAAAATGAAATTTTTAATAAAAAGTATAGTTATACCTTGTATTACTTCATTAATAACATTTTATTTGATAACAAAAATTATAAATTAGGAGGCTTATGAAAAAATCAAGAAAATATAAAAGATACATAAGAAAGCAAATAAAAAAACAGCTCCAAACTACTGCGAATAGTTTAGAGCAAAAAATAACTGAAACAATAGGTACTAATCTTCTAAAGGCTCTTGATGATATTTCTTAAGCATAAGTTTCACAGTTTTAAGGGAATAAAAGGAGCGATGTATGGAAAAAAATGAAGAAACAATAGAATTTTTAAAAGTATTAGAAGAAGAAATAAAAAAATTAAAAGATACTAATCAAAAATTATATAAAAAAAATGAGGTACTAAAAAAAGAAAATGATACCTTAAAGATGTCATTAAATAAATAAGTAAAGTTACTTAGAAATAGAACATTGAAAATTAAATAATAGTTTACAGTGCTTTATAGAGGAGGAGATTATAAATTATTTTTTAGGTGGAGGTGTTGGAGTTGTTTTAGGACCTTGTACAACAATTAAACTTTCATTACCAACTTGTTGAATAGGTTTCTTATCCGCCATTATAATCCCCCCTTTCAAAAAATTATTGATTTCTATATTCAATGATAAGATTTTCCATTTTTTCATAGATAATAACAGATTTTACAATATAACTAAAATCTTCTTTATTGTTATAAATTGCTCCAGCATTTTCAAGCAATATTTCAATAAAGCCATCATCATGGATATCAATTAATTTGATAGTTCCAGAATAAGTAAGATCTTTATTTTGAAATCTTATATCAACATAGCTTGAAACTAAGGCTGATAATTCATTATCAGTGGTTGTATAAAGATTTTTTAAAATATATTTTTTACCAGCAGTTCTGGAAACTCCTATTTTTCTTAAAAATGTATGATACAACTCTTTATCTATAACTTTAATAATTATTATTGAATAAATTATAGAAATTATAAGAGCTAGAAATATACCTTTTTCTGAAATATCCATTTTAAAAATATCTCCATTTACTTCAAAAAGTGAGTAACAAGGAAAAATCTTATTTAGAAAAGGGATAGTAATATAGGAAAGAACTCCTAATACAAAAGAATACAGTAATCCTAAATTTAATTCAAAACTTTTATAAGTATTGATGGCATAATTTATTAAAATTACTCCTACTATTCCTGGAAAGAAAATCAATAAAATTTTTATGACATTATTATCAAACATTTTAATACCTCCTCTATAAAGTGCTGTAATTAATTATATAACTTTTTCAAATAATTTAAAATATTAAATTTAGGAGATACAGATGATTAAGAAAAGATATATAGATGGTTTATTGGATGCACTCCAATATGAAGCTACTAAGTTATTTATAAAGCAAGGGGAGGTAGATATAACTTTTAAAAAAGAAACAGAAGAAAACAAAGATATTGAAAATTTAATAAAAAGAATAGAGTTAGATACACAGGTAGGTGATTATAGAGTAGTAATAAACTATGAATTAAAAATAGTAGAAATATTCAAAGGAAATAAACTAGCGATAATGACAAACTTTGGAAAGTATGGAGTAACTGGACTATGGACAATGGTTTTAGAAGAAATAAAAAAATTGAGAGGTGATAAATGAAAAATATAAAAGTAGGAACAAAAATAGAAGTTAAAAGTAGTTATGCAGGAGAAGAGAAAAAAGAAACTCTTGAATGTGTAGGAGTAGAAAAAGAAGTATATGTTTTTAAGAAAACTAATAGAAGATGTCTTATTTTTGCTAATAAAGAATAGTTTGAAAATAAAAATAGAACTTGGGAGATTATAGGAGGAAAAAATGCACTGTAAAGTATTTCAAAAATGGATAAATGTAATAGTTTTTCCTGAAGATATAAAGTTAATAGATGCTATTGAAGTTATCCAAAAGTACATAGAAATGGAGGCTAGAAATGATAGATAAAAATGAATTATTAGAAATATTTAAAAGAAGATTAGAAGTCACTCAAGAAACAATAGAAGATGAAAAAAAACAAGGTAGATACCCTAGTTTTCTAATAGGAAAAGTAGATGGTATCAAAGATTGTATAAAAGTTTTGGAATGGGAGGTTTGGGATAAATATGAAAAATAAAAAATTTGCAAAAGCCACTATAAAAGATGTTATTTGGCATAAGATTAAATGGGTATTTAAGATTTTGTGGTTATGTCTTAACTATCCATTTGATAAATTATTAGAATGGATGTGATATTTATGACAATAAAAGAAAGAATTGAAATTAAATTAAAAATGGCAAAAGAAAATTTAAAAAAGGCTAATGCTGAATATTACAAAACGGTAATAGAAAATAGAACAGTTGCAGAAGGACATGCTTATGCAATGGTTAGATATTATCAAGGTGTTATAGAAACTTGCAAATTCACATTAGAACTTTTAGAAAAAAGTGATTAAATGGGAGATTATAAAATCAGTGTAGAAGAGGCTGTTGCTTTATCAAATGGAGAATTAAATAAAGATGATGTTTATAGCTTAATTCAAGCTAATGAAGTTCC